GAGCCTACTGTTGGGACACTGATAAAGCGGGGACACGTTTAAATAAACCGATTGACACAAATAATCATGGTATTGATGCGCTACGATACCACGAAATGGAAACGTTAGGCATGAATTCTAACTACGGTAAATATCATATTTGGTAAATAAATAATATTTTGCACCTGTTCAAGTATGCAAATAATGTAAATTATATTTACAAACTACAAAAACACGAATTAAAAGTTAATATATAGAATGAAAACAGAAATTGTAATACCTACTTCATTAAGTGAAATACCTTTAAAGAGCTACCAAGAATTTATGAAGGTAGTCGAAAAGTCAAACGACGAAGAATTTATCGGTCAAAAGACTATCGAAATATTTTGCGGTCTGAAAATGAAAGACGTTGTAAAAGTAAAATGGAGCGACGTTAAAAGCTTGACCCTACATTTAAACGAAATATTCAAAGCAAAGCCTAAATTTCAAGCTACGTTTAAAATTCAAGACACTGAATTCGGGTTTATTCCTAATTTGGAGGATATGACTTTTGGGGAGTACATTGATTTGGAAAGTAATATATCAAGCGTAGAAACTTTTCACAAAGCAATGGCTGTAATGTACCGACCTATCACAAAAAAAGTAAAAGACCGATACGAAATATTCGAGTACAAAGGAACGGACGAATTCAGCGAGCTAATGAAATACGCACCGTTAAATGTTGTCTTAGGTGCAACGGTTTTTTTTTCGACTTTAGGAAGCGACTTAGTTCAACATACGCTTACCTCTTTGGAGAAGGAGATAAAGAAGAATCCGAGGATAATGACTTTAGCGAAAGAACGCAATTTAATAAAAGATGGGGATGGTACAATTCAATCTATGCGCTTTCTCAAGGAGACGTTACAAAGTTTGATGAAGTTACCCGACTGGGAGTTAGAAAGTGTCTTACCTACCTCACTTATGAAAGACAAAAACGAGAAATAGAAGATAGAGAATTAAAAAAAATACAAAGACATGGCTAATTATTACACTATATTGGATACGTTAAAAACCAACTTAGAAAACGATCCATTTGTAAACACGGTTACTCAAGGTGATATATTTGCGGTCGATTTGGCAAAGCAAACAATATTTCCTTTAGTTCATATTATAGTAAATAACGCTACGTTTGAAAGTAATATAATTCGTTTTAACGTGAGTTTAATGGCAATGGATATTGTCAATAAGTCAAAAGACGAAGATACAAATATATTCGACGGTAACGACAACGAGATTTACGTACTTAATACAATGCTTTCAGTATTGAATAGGTTGTACGAAGAGCTTCGACGTGGTGACTTATTTACGGATGCTTTTCAAGTGGACGGTAACCCAAACTTAGAAGCCTTTGCTGAAAGGTTTGAAAACTATTTAGCTGGTTGGACTATGACCTTTGACATTTTAGTTCCTAATGAAATGACTGTTTGTTAATGAGTGAAAGATTAAAAGCCTTAGAAAAGTTTCGTGATTTGGTAGTAGCTGAAGCGAAAGCCAATTTACAAAAGATGGGTAAAGATACCAGCGGCAAATTATCGAATTCAATAAAAGGCAACGTTAAAGAAATGCCTAACTCGATTGGAGTATATTTTGAAATGGAGCCGTATGGAAACTTTCAGGACAAAGGGGTTAAGGGTGCAAATCCAACTGGGTTACCTTCAAGTTCAAAAAACTATGGTAAACAAAATGCTCCTAATTCACCGTACAAATTCGGAAGTGGTACGGGACCAAAAGGCGGATTAACACGTAGCTTAGATAGTTGGATGGTCCGCAAAGGAATAGCACCACGAAATGTTAAAGGACAATTTCAAAGTAGAAAAGGATTGAGATTTATAATAGCGCGAAGTATTTATATGACTGGAATTAAACCAAGTTTATTTTTTACACGACCATTTGAGGCAGCCTACAAAACTTTACCCGATACGTTAATAGATAAATACGGATTAGATGCCGAACAACTGTTAAACGAAATATTAGACCAAAATTTAAAGAATATAAAATGAGTATTTTTGCACGTTCACCTTATATAGTAGAAATATCCGAAACGGGACAAGACGGTTCTAAGTTAGAAGTATTTATTTGGAACGGTACGGGGAGCGCTCCAGCTTCACCAAGTTACACTTTGAGTAAATTAATTCCAGCTTCAAACAACGTAAACACGTACTATAATATTAGTCCTTACATAAGGGAGTATATCAGTTGGAATACAAGACAAGAAATTTATAATACTTTTCCAGCAAGTCAAACTACGCAATGGTGTAACGTTCAATTAAAAAGATACAAATTAGATAGCGGTACATACACGCTACTTAGTACAAATTCATACGTAGCTTACGACGGTTTTGGGTGGTACGAACAAGGATACAATTACACACCGACTTACGATATACTACACGATGAGGGTACGTTTTTCTATTACTACGATGGAACAAATCCAAGTTCAAATTCAAGTAGAAGGGCGGGACACATAATGGTAAAAACTGCGACAAGCTACAAAGCGAAGTACACTAACTTAGCAACGGCTGCGACATTTACTCAAAACTTAACTAACAATTCTATTTTAGACGTTCCAACCGTTTACGAAAACTATTATGCTGGTGGTAACAAATTAGAAATAATAATTAATATTTTAGGCACTGACGTAACTGTTTGGGAAAGCAATTTTAAACCGTTTGAACTTTGTCGATATACGCCTGTTTTATGCGACTTTGTAAACCGTTACGGATGCTGGCAAAGAACATGGTTTTTCGCTGCGTCTAACGATACCTTTAGCGTTGAAAACACAGAATACAATTTAATGCAAAATACGTTTCCTAACTACAATACTTTGGAAGGTCAAAGAAAGGTGTTCAACACAACGGCAAAACGAAGTATTAAAGTAAACACGGACTGGGTAACTGAAAGCTACAATGATTTGTTGGAGCAGCTAATGACAAGCGAACGAATATTACTTAATAGTTTACCCGTAAAAATGAACACGAAGTCAACGGAACTATTCAAGAATATAAATCAAAAAATGATTAACTATTCTTTAGAGTTTGATTTTGCTTTCAATGCTATTAACAACGTAATATGAGACAAGTACAAGTTTATATTGAAGGACTTAAGATTGAACTATTTGAAGACGAACAAATCAATGTTACGTCAAGCGTTCAAAATATTAACGATATTTCAAAAGTATTTACTGACTTTTCTCAGTCGTTTACCGTGCCAGCTTCAACTGTTAACAATCAAATCTTTAAACACTTTTATCAATCGGATATTGGAGACCCTCAAACGCCTTCAACTTTATTCGACCATAATATAAGACGGAATGCGGTAATAGAAATTGACCTAACTACTTTCAGACGTGGTAAAATTCAGATTGAAAAAGCTAACATAAAAAACGGTCATGCTGAAAACTACCAACTAACTTTTTATGGTGAAATACGAACGTTAAAAGATTTGTTTGGCGAAGATAAATTGAACTTATTAGATTTAAGTTCTTTTGAATTTGCTTTTACGGGTACTGAAATATATAATAGAATAACGGATTTAGCAACCGATTACGATGTTAGATACCCTTTAATTGCAAGTAACCGAGTTTGGGAATATAGGCAAGGCACTGAAAACGTTGCACAAAACGCTCATGCAATACAATACGATGAGTTATTTCCAGCAATTAAAATAACACGATTATTTCAAGCAATTGCAAACGATTACGGGGTTACTTTTACGGGAACTTTTTTAAGTGACTCAAGATTTATTAACGTATTTTTGTACGGTAAAAACACGAACGAATATACTTTTTTAACTGAAAGTACAGACGTAGTAATTGACCAAGTAATAGCACCGGTAATTGAAGATAACACTTTACCTAATCCAGCCGATTTAACATACACCGATATTTACCAAGACGAAATAAATGTATTATTTGCACAAGACGTTCAATTTAGTGTTATTAGTTTTCAAGTATTAAATCAATCAGCGGTTGGAACTTGGTATATTGACGTATTTCAAGACGGTAATTTTTATCAATCTATTGAAGGAAACACAACGGGCGTTTTTGGTAATGTAAGTTTTCAAAATGTTTCAGGATTAGACACAACTTTGACTTTCAAAATGAAAGCCACTGCTCCTATGAATATTGATATGTTAATCAATTACCAAATAACGGGAGTAAACGGATTAAGTAATTACGCACAAATAAGCACGGTACAAACTGTATTAGCTGGTAACGTAAGCATTAATTCTACTTTGCCCGATATGAAGGTATCGGATTTCTTTTCAGGCGTTTTAAAAGAATTTAATTGTACTTGCGTAGCTACTTCAGAAAACACTTTTGAAATACTACCTTTAGAAGATTGGTATAGTCAAGGGGCTATTGTAGACATTACACAATATACCGATATTGATTCAATAGATATTGAACGCATTAAACTTTATAAAAAAATAGCGTTTAAATATCAGCAATCCGAAAGTTTTGTTAACCGTAATTTCTTTAAAATAAGTAACTCGGAATACGGAAACATGGAGTATCAATTTGCCTACGATGGCGATGAGTATGCAATAGAAGTTCCGTTTGAAAATTTATTATTTGCACGGTCAACGCATTCTTCAGGCGACTATGCTATTTTCGGTTATACGCTAAATGAAAGCTTTAACGCTTATACACCTAAACCGATGCTGCTTTATTTGTACGGTGAAAGCAATGATTTAAGCGCACACCCTATTAAATTTTACGACGGTACTACGTATCAGGATATAGATTCATTTGCTTTATTTGGTCAAGACCTTACTTACCAAAATACGAAATATAGTTTAAACTTCGGTGCTGAAAATTCAGTAATACATTTAGAAACAATACAACAAGGTTTATATGCTGAATATTATAGTGCGTATTTATTTAGTTTATTTAATTTAAAGAATAGATTAGTTCACGTAAAGACGAATTTACCTATTTCTTTATTGACTAACTTACAACTGAATGACCGTCTTATTATAAGAGATAAAAGATACATTATAAACGAAATGAAAAGCAACCTTACTACGGGTCAAGTAGATTTCAGTTTGGTTTTAGATTTTCGACCTATAACAAGTGGTAAGCCTTACGTTCCGTCTTTTGATGCTCAATGTTTAAACGTTCCTATTAACTTTGTAAACGGTGCTGTAAGCGCTACTATTACAACTTCATTTGGAGGGGTTACAATTACACCAAGCACAATAACAAGCAGTCAAACAATAGTTGTTTGTATTCCTGAAAACACGAACACGCCTTCTTTTATTTTAGCTGAAAATTCAGATGTTTTAATTACTGAAGAATTTCAAAACTTAATAACGGAAAATTCAGCGGTGCAAGTTATAACTTTGACGGTAACGTACACTTTAAGCAACGGCCAACAAGTGGCAAATCAAATTCAAATATTACAACAATGATTCAATTAATTTTAGAACTATTAAAAGCTGACGATTTTTTCGGAGTGAGTGAAATAGTAGATGTAGCGAAAGGAAAACACGAACTGACGGACAATATAAAAAAGATTTATAAACAAGAAAAGCGTAAACAATGGCTGAAAAAAGAACGATTGAATTAGAAATACAAGACAATAGCAAAAGTTTAAAAGCTCAATATAGGGAAGCCGTAGCGGAACTTCAAAAACTTTCTGCGACATACGGGGAAACAAGCGAACAAGCGGTAAAAGCCGCAAGGGCAGCCGCTGAATTAAAGGATCAAATAGAATTCAGTAAAGACTTAATCAAAGGGTTTAACCCCGATGCTAAATTTCAAGCTGTTGAGGGTGCTGTAAATGGTGTAATGAATGGCTTTCAAGCGTTTACGGGTGGTATGGCTTTATTAGGTATTGAAAGCGACAAAGTAGAAGAAGCACTATTGAAAGTACAAAGCGTGATGGCTTTAACGCAAGGTATTAATGGAGTAATGCAAGCGGGCGATGCTTTCAAAGTTTTAGGTGCAAGTGCCAAGGCTGCGTTGAGTGGAATTAGAACGGGTATTGCTGCGACGGGAATAGGTTTATTTGTTGTTGCATTGGGTACTGTTGTTGCATATTGGGATGACATTAAAGCGGCCGTTAGCGGTGTTTCAGACGAACAAAAGCAACTAAATAAAGAATCAGCAAAAAATGCTGCTACGGCAAAAGAAACATACGAAAGTTTTGAGTTACAAGAAAATTCATTAAGGCTTCAAGGCAAAACTGAAAAGCAAATACTGAAGTTAAAAATAGATAAGTTAGATGCTTCAATAAAAACAACTGAAGCAGATATTGCAAGACTTGAAAAAACGTCAAAATTAGAAATAGCGGCTGCGGAACGTAATCAAGAATTTGCTAAAAGTATTATTCGTCTTGGGTTAGAGGGTTCGGTGGCGCTGATGAGGGCGTTGGTTTTGCCTTTAGATGCTGTTATATTAGCGGCTAATTCAGTTGCTGAAGTATTAGGTATTACTTCAATACAAGTTCCTTATATCAATGGCTTGTTAACAGATTTAACAACGGCTGGTGCGGATTTTTTATCGGGTTTATTATTTGATCCAGAAGCGGTAAAAGCTGAAAGCGATGCGACTATAAAAGAAGCAAAACGTGGTTTAGCACAAATGAAATCCGATAGGCAAGGTTTTGAATTACAATTAAAACAAGACGACCAACAAAACACGCAAGACCGTGTAAATACAGAAAGGGGCGCAGCGCAAGAGCAAATAGATATTACCCGTAAAATGGAAGAAGAAAAAAACCGTTTGATGGAAGAAGGTCGTGCAAAAGATTTAGATGCGCTACGGATAAAATATAAATACGAACAAGAAGAAGCGGACAAAAACTTTAAAGAGGGTAAACTTAAAAAAGCTGATTACGATAAGTTAACTAATCAAATGACCGAAAGTAAAAGGTTAGATGACAAAGCGGTTAATGACAAGTACGATAAAATAGAAAAAGACGCACGAGATTTAAAGTTAAAAGAACAAATAAAAGCGCAAGACGAACAATGGTACGCTTTACAAAAAATTAAAAATTCTCAAAAAGAACAAGAACTTTTAGATTTACAAATAGCATACGATAAAGAATATGAAGCAGCGTTAAATAACACTGAATTACAAAAAGAATTAACAAGAAAATTCAATAAAGATTCAGCTGCTATAAATGAAAAATACCGTAAAGAAGAAGCTGCAAAAGAAATAGAAGCGGCAAAGGCTGTTCGCGAACAAAAACAAGCTATACAAAATCAAGGTATTGAATTAGCATTAGAAGGTGTTCAATTAATTAAAAATGTTTTTGAAAAAAGTAAAGGTGTTCAAAAAGCGGCTGTTATAGCTGAAAGTGCAATTGGTATTGCAAAAATGATTATATCAAATAAATTGGCAAACGCTGGAGCCTTGGCAACCCCTCAAGCAATTGCAACAAGTGGAGCGGCAGCGGCTCCTGTAATTGCTTTAAATAATATTTCTACAGGAATAGGAATAGCGGCAAATATAGCGGCAACTGCAAAAGCATTAAAAAGTTTAGGTGGTGGTTCCGCTCCAAATGCACCAGCTGGTAGTGGTGGCGGCGGCGGTGTTGCTGCACCTATGACTGCAAACTTTAACACAATCGGATCGAGCGGAATTAATCAACTTGCACAATTACAACAAACACCAACACAAGCATATGTAGTTAGTGGCGAGGTAACAAGCGCACAAGCCTTAGACCGAAATAGAGTACAAAACGCAACATTATAAGTTTAATAGTTATGGCAAAAGTTGAAATAATAGAACTACTAATAGACGAAACAAAATTAGAGGCTGGTATTAATGCGGTTTCAGTTGTTGAAAGTCCAGCGATCGAAGAAAACTTTATAGCGTTAAAAAAACACGAAGTTGAACTAAAAGAGGTTGACGCTGAAAAACGAATTTTGATGGGTGCGGCTTTAGTGCCTAATAAACAAATTTACCGTAGAAACAAGGACAAAGAGTTCTACATTTACTTCAGTGAAGATACGGTACGTAAAGCAAGTGAATTGTTTTTAATGCGCTCAAATCAAAACAACGCTACGTTAGAACACGAACGTAAAATGCTTGACGGTATGAGTGTTGTTGAAAGCTGGATAATTGAAGATGAGAAACAAGACAAATCAGCAAAATACGGATTCAATTTACCTAAAGGAACGTGGATGATTTCAATGAAAGTAAATAACGATGATGTTTGGCAAAAGGTAAAAGACGGCGAAGTAAAAGGATTTAGTATTGAAGGTCACTTTGTAGACAAATACGAAATGAGTTTACAACAAAACGAGGATGACGAAATAATAGCATTCTTAAAAGAAATACTGGATACTAAATTAGAAACGTATAACGACTATCCTAAAGAGGCAAGCGAAAACGCAAAGATAGCATTACGCTACGCTGAAGAAAACGGCTGGGGTGACTGTGGTACGCCCGTAGGAAAAGCACGTGCCAACCAACTTGCAAACGGTGAGAATATAAGTAGAGAAACAATTTCTCGAATGGCTTCATTTGCACGTCACAAAGAAAATTCACAAAAGGAATTAGGGGATGGATGCGGTCGTTTAATGTGGTTAAGTTGGGGTGGTGATGCTGGCATTGAGTGGGCGCAAAGAAAGTTAGAACAAATAGATAATAAATAAATGAGAACAGCAAGTAAAGTAAGTCCGCGTGGTGGTAAACGTGGGTGCCTATGTAAAGACGGAAAATACCACAAAGATTGTTGTGACGGTAGTTTAGAAGCACAAGGAATAGGTAAAACAGCGAGTGTAACGCCACAAAATGTAACGATAACAGATAACAACGGAGTACGCACGATAGTACGGCAAAACGGCTAAAAAAGGAACAAGTAAAAATTTTAAAAGTTAATAAGTTATGAATACACTAAAAACAGTTTTTGGAAAATTATTCAAAGAGGAAACACAATTGGCTTCGCACGAAGTTGAATTGAGTTTAATTGAAGATTTTAAAAGCAATAAAGCTATTGCAACATCTTTAATTAATGAAATTTTACAAAAAGATTACCCTAATCTTGTAAAACAAACAAATGATGCAAAAGATAAAATGAGAAAAGCTATAAACTTGGTTACTCAATTATCTAACATTAATTCAGGTCTTGATATAAAATTTAAAGAATTAGGACTTGATTGGAGAAAAGATGAAAATTACAAAGGCTTTAATCAGCTTTTAAAAGACGAAAAAACAGTATTTGATATTTTAAATAAATTAAAATAAATAAAAATGAAAAATAGCCTAATCAATCAAATCAAAACTTTACTTGGAATGGAAGTAAAACTTGAACAAATGAAACTAATGGATGGCGTAACAGTTCTTGAAGCTGATATGTTTGAAGCTGGTAACGAAATTTTCGTAGTAACGGAAGATGAACAAAAAATACCCGTGCCAGTAGGTGAATACGAAATGGAGGACGGTCGTATGTTGATCGTTGTTGAAGAGGGAATTATTTCTGAAGTAAAAGAAAAGGTTGAAGAAGAAGAAGAAGTAGAAGTTGAAGAACCTATTGAAGAAGAAGCGAAAAAAGAACAAGAAATGGAAACAGTTAAAAGCGCTCCTAAAAAAGTAGTTGAAAGCACAATTAAGGAAAGTTTCTTTTCGGAAATTGAAGCATTGAAAAAAGAGAATGAAACGTTAAAAGCTGAATTAAGCAAATTGAACGAGGTTAAAGAAAACGAGGTAGAACTATCTGAAGAAGTTAAACCAATTTCTTTTAACCCTGAAAACGAAAACAAAGTTGAGTCTATAAAATTTGCGTCTAAAAGACCACGCACAATAATGGATTCAGTTTTAAACAAACTAAATAAGTAATAATTTAAAAAACAATAAAAAATGAGTACAACATTAACAAGTATCTCAAATGATCCTTTACGTCAAGTAGGTGTAATTGAAACATTGACAGGTGCAACAACTTTAACTGCTGAAGATAGCGGTAAAGTATTTATCTTAAACGCTGCTGCTGGAGCGCAAATTACACTTCCAGCGGTTGCCGATGGAGCTGGACAATCTTACAAATTTGTAGTAGGTGCATTATTCGCTACTACTGCTTGGACTATTAAAGCGGCTACAAACAAAATTCAAGGTGGTGTTATCGTAAACAGTACTAACGTACCGGGAGCTGATGAAAACACAATTACGTTTTCGGCTTCTGCTGACACAATCGGTGATTTCGTAGAATTAGTTGGTGACGGAACAAACTGGTATGTTTTCGGACTTGGTACTTCTGCTGGTGCAATTACTTTAACCGTAGTATAAATAAAATAAAAAACTAAATAAAAATGGAAAAAATTAACCTATCAACTACTCAAAGCATTACTACAACGTATGCTGGTGAGTTCGCTGGAAAATATATCGCTGCGGCTTTGTTAAGCGCTCCAACCTTGGAAAAAGGCGGTATTACTATTATGCCTAACGTGAAATATAAGCAGGTAATTAAAAGAGTTGCTACTGACGATATTATTAAAAACGCAACTTGTGATTTCGATCCTACTTCTACAGTAACGTTAACTGAAAGAGTATTGCAACCTGAATCTTTTCAAGTTAACTTACAATTGTGTAAAAGTGATTTCAGACAAGATTGGGATGCTATTCAAATGGGATATTCTGCATTCGACGTTTTGCCGAAGTCTTTCGCTGATTTCTTAATCGCACACGCTGCTGAAAAAGTTGCTGCTGGAATGGAAACTTCAATTTGGAGAGGTGTTAACGCAACGGCTGGACAGTTCGCTGGTATCATGACACAATTAACTACTGACGCTGCTTTACCAGCTGCGCAAGAAATTGCTGGTACTACTGTTGATGCTACTAACGTTATTGCACAATTAGGTTCAATCGTTGACGCTTTGCCAGCTGCTTTGTACGGTAAAGAAGATTTAACTCTTTATGTTTCTAATAACATTTATAGAGCGTATGTACGTGCTTTAGGTGGCTTCGCTGCTTCAGGAGTAGGAGCTAACGGTTACGATAACAAAGGAACAAACCAAGTATTGAATGACTTGTATTTTGACGGTGTTAAAATATTCTTGGCTAACGGACTTGCTTCAAACACTGCTTTACTTTCTCAAACTTCAAACTTGTTCTTTGCGACTGGTTTGATGAATGAGATGAATGAGTGCAAAGTTATTGATTTAAGTGATATTGACGGAAGTCAAAATGTACGTGTAGTAATGCGATTTACTGCTGATGCTAAATACGGTTTTGCTTCGGATGTAGTTACTTACGGTATTACAAATAGCGCTAACTAAAAAACATAAACTATAATAAAGGGTGGTGCAATATACACCACCTTTTTTTTTGTTAAACTTTAAAAACTAAATAAAATGAGTTGTGATATAACAAACGGTCGAATAGAACAATGTAAAGACTCGGTTTCAGGATTGAAAGCGATTTACTTTATTAACTACGATGACTTAAACCCCGATAGCGTTACTTACGTTGGTTCAACGGATGAGATTAGCGACTGGACTCCAATTGCTGCTGGTGCTTTACAATTGTATAAATACGAATTGAAAGGTGCTAATAGTTTTGAAACTACAATTAATTCAAGCCGCGATAACGGTACTACGTTTTTTCAACAAACGCTTACTATTCAATTAAAAAGACAAGACGTTACAACGCATAAAAACGTTAAACTTTTGGCTTATGGTAGACCAAGAATTGTTGTTAGAACAATGACTGACCAATTCTTTTTAATGGGACTTACACAAGGTGCTGATGTTACTGCTGGTACAGTTTCTTCAGGTTCGGCTTTAGGTGACTTCAATGGTTATAATTTAACATTTGAAGCTATGGAAGTTTCACCAGCTAATTTCCTTGACGTTTCAACTGAAGCACAATTGAAAACTTTGTTTGAAGATGGCGCTGGAGTAGATGCACAAATAGTTACTGCTTAATTTCTTTCTTCTATATACTTGCTCAAAAGACACTTACTTCGGTAGGTGTTTTTTGTTTAAGCACAAAATCGTACTTTTGACGTTTATAATATATGATTATTCTAACTACTTCGACAAATGACCAAGACTTTGTGTTTATACCACGAAGTAAAGTTTTTGATTACGTAGCAATTACAGACGATCAAACGAACGTAACAACTGAAATAACTGGTTACACTTATACACAAGGGGAATATTACGATACGTTTGAAGCTGAATTTAATTTAGTAGAAAATCATTTTTACGATTTGGTATTTATTAACGGTGCTACGGTAGTTTATAAGGATAGGATATTTTGTACTAATCAAAGTATTTCAAGTTTTTCAGTAAACAAAAACCAATATACTGCTAATAGCACCACAAATGAATTTATAGTTTATGAGTAATATACACGTTTTAGAATTAAGTTCTTACACAACGCCCGTAATTCAAGAGTCAAAACGCGACGCTTGGGTTGAGTTTGGCGAGGATAATAACTACTTTCAGTTTATCATTGATAGGTACGTTAATTCGACAACTAATTCAAGCGTAATAAACAATGTAAGTCGTTTAATTTACGGTCGTGGTTTAAGTGCTTTAGATGCAAGTAAAAAGCCTAATGAGTACGCTCAAATGATGGCTTTATTTCACCCTGACTGCATTCGTAAAATTGTACTGGATAGGAAAATGTTCGGACAGTTTGCAATGCAAATACACTATTCACAAGACCACAAAAGAATTTTAAAAGCATATCATATACCCGTGAATTTATTACGTGCTGAAAAGTGCAATAAGGACGGAGAAATAGAAGGTTATTATTATTCGGATAATTGGTTGGACGTAAAAAAATACGCACCTAAAAGAATACCAGCTTTCGGATATTCAAATGAACAAATAGAAATACTTTATTCAAAGCCGTATGCGGTAGGAATGAAATACTACGCTTTACCTGATTATCAAGGTGGTTTACCTTATGCAAAGTTAGAAGAAGAAATTGCTGATTATTTAATTAACGAAGTTCAAAAAGGCTTCGCTGGACGGGTTGTAATTAACTTTAATAATGGCGTTCCAACTGAAGAACAACAACAAATTATTACTGGAAAAGTAAAAAGCCAATTAACGGGACCACGTGGCGAAAAGGTTATTATCGGATTTAACAACAACCAAGAAAGCAAAACAACGGTTGACACAATGCCCGTTAACGATGCTCCAGACTTGTATAATTCATTAAGTGAGGAATGCGTTAAGAAAATTATGTTAGCGCATAACGTTACTTCGCCACTTCTTTTCGGTTTAGGTTCTGCTAATGGTTTTAGTTCAAACGCTGATGAATTACGTAACGCACAAGTGTTATTTGAAAACATGGTTGTAAAACCTATTCAAGATCAAATTATAGATTCATTTGAAACTATTCTACATTATAACGGAATTACGTTAAAATTATATTTTGAAACATTAAATCCGTTGGATTCGGCTGGAGATTTAACTACTAACAGCGATAAAAAACGTTTGTTAGATTCAATAAATAATTTGAGTCCTTTAGTAGCGAATAAAGTAATTGAAACGTTAACGCCTAATGAAATACGTAGTATTGTAGGTTTACCACCTGAACAAGGCGGTAGTGATTTAGCGCCCGAATTATTAAGCAAAATAAACACGGAATTAGAAGAAATATTAAACGAAGTTGATGCTAACCAATTAGGCGAAGGCTGGGTAATGGTAGACGAACGAGAGGCTTCAGAAAATGACGAAGAATTAGATTCGCAATTAATTAAAGCTGAATTAGATTTAGAGCCTAAAACAACGCTTTTAAGCCGCTTAATTAACCTTGTTCAAACTGGCAACCCTCAACCCGATAAAAAGAGCGCACAAGACAAAAAAGTAGGAGATTTAAAATACTTTAAAGTTCGTTATAAATACACGGGAAATAAAGCACCCGACCGTGACTTTTGTAAAGCAATGATGTCAAAAGAAGATAGGTTGTTTAGAAAAGAAGATATTGATGCAATGAGTAGAAGGGCGGTTAATCCTGGTTTTGGCGAAGGCGGTGCAAATACGTACGATATATTTCGTTTTAAAGGTGGTCCACGATGTCACCACAAATTTTCAAGGGTAACTTTTATGTTAGATTTAAACGCTATTGAAAAAGGTTATTCTGAAATAGGAACAAGAGCAGCAGAAATTAAAGGATATAAAGTAACAAACCCTTACGAAGTTTCAATATACCCTAATAATTTACCTTTAAAAGGGTTTAGCCCACGAAATAAAAATTTACCTTCAGACGTAATATAAAATGGCAGAAGCACTACTCATAACAAGACAAGACGTTGTTAAGTTCACTGCAATGAACGGTAACGTAGACACGGACAATTTTATTCAGTACGTCAAAATAGCGCAAGACATTCACATTCAAAATTACTTAGGTACTGATTTACTTGAAAAATTAAAGTCCGAAATTATTTTAGCGGCTTCAGGAATACCGACAGCAATTACAATAAGCAACCAAGGAACGGGTTACACTACGGGAACTGCTATAAATACAACAAGTACAACAGGAACGGGTTTAAAATTAAATATTACGGCGGCTGGTGGTTTAATTACGGCAGCTACAATTAACACGGCTGGTACGGGTTACACGGTAGGAGGTACGGCAACGGTAACGGGCGGCACAAATGGAGCGGTTACAATAAGTTCAATTTACGCAATACCAACTGATTACAATAACCTTTTAGTTACGTATGTTAAACCGATGATAATACACTGGGCAATGGTTGAATTTTTGCCATTTGCGGCTTATACGATAGCGAACAAAGGAGTCTATAAACACAATTCGGAAAACGCTACTAATGTAGAAAAAGTAGAAATTGATTTCTTAATAGAAAAAGAACGTTCAATAGCGCAGCATTATACTGAAAGATTCATTGATTATATATCATTTAACAACGATTTATTTCCTGAATACAATTCTAATTCAAACGGGGATATGTATCCGGATACAAATAATAATTATACTGGCTGGTATTTATGAAGAACTACAAACCAAAAGACGAAAACATAAAGAAATTATTAACGTATTTAAGTAAGCAAAATGGCAAACGTAAAGATAAGTCAATTAACGGCAAAGGGAAGTAATATAGTTGCTACGGATCGTTTTGCAATTGCACAAGACGATGGTGGTGGTACGTTTTCAAGTAAATACGTTACGGGTGCGCAAGTATTCAATAAAACAATGGTAACTTATTCGGCTGCGCTAAATAACTTGGTTTTATCAGATGCTAATAAAATTATAAAAACAGATGGTGCTTCTGCAAATGATTTGCGTATTCCGTTAAATTCAAGTCATGCGTTTCCAATAGGTACTGAAATGATTATATTTCAACACGGAGCTGGTCAAACAACTATTGCTGGAACTGCTGGGGTTACTTTACATTCAACGGGTGGTAAAACAAAAACAACGGGACAATATTCAGTTGCTACGTTAATAAAAGTAGGTACTGATGAATGGGTTTTATTTGGAGATATAACAACGTAATTATGGCAAATGCAAACGGATGGGGCGACGGTGCTTCAAATAATAACATAAGTTGGGGACAAGGTTCAAATAATGCAATCGGATGGGGTTCGGTTTATTCCGTTTCTTCGGCTGGTTCTACGGATATAGTAGGGGTTGCACCTTCAACTCCTTTACTTTTAGATACATATACGGGCGCTACGGTTGCTTATTCACTGCGAAAATTAAGAACTGATTATTCAGGTAAAGCAATAAGGGTTCGACGTTCAAGCGATAATACTGAAGAAGACATACCTTTTGACGAAAACAATGATTTAGATACGGCTTCTTTGCTTACATTTTGCGGTGCGGGTAATGGCTTTATTACAACTTGGTATGACCAAAGCACAAACGAGAATCATTCAACGCAAGCAACTGCGGCAAATCAAGCGCAAATAGTCGCAAGCGGTGTAGTTATAACAGACCCTAATACAAGTAAAATTAGTTCAACTTGGACAAGTGACCGATATACCTTTGCAACGGCTATAAGTCCTTTCACACGTTACTATTCTTCTATTGTATTCAATAGAGTTCTTACTTCAAACGTAATTGCTACTATTGGTAATTCGGCAAATTTAGGGGGTGCAAATGGTCAAACGGCTTTTCTTTGGTTAGGTGCTACAAATAACACGATGCGAAGTTATACGCCTTCTACGGTAGTACACGATACAAGCGCGTCAACGGGTGCGTTTTTAGTCACTTCATTAAAAGACGATTCTAACGTTAAAAAGATGTATAGAAACGGAAGTATTTTACCTACTACGGCAACTGAAGCGCCAGCTGATGGTTCTTTAATGGATGTTTTCGGGCAAGCTGGTGGTAATTACATGATAGGTAGAATGTCCGAATGTATTTATTGGAATAGTGAACAAAGCGCAAATAGAACGGGAATAGAATCAGATATTAATACTTATTGGACTATATACTAATGGAAATTTTAGGCTATAAATACACGAACGAACAAGACGCTATAAATGCACGTAAACAATGTGCTGATTATTACGGTTTACCTAAAGCGCCTGAAGATGTTACTCGATATTGGGTAGACTATGAAACGGCACGTTATGACACTCCCGTATTTTGGTATATTGTTTTTGATGAAAGTATAGAAGTAATTTTAGGAGAACCTATTGAATTTGAAGTAACAATTGAAGAATGAAAATGATACCTATTACACAATTTTTAGAAGTGATTAAAAAACAAGGTGCAATCGGAGTACTTGCATTGTGGTTAACGTACACGCATTTCGAGGTGCAAGACGTTAAAGAACGTTTGTACAACTGCTTAGATAAAAACGAATATTACAATAGAAAGCCTATTGAAGAAAAACAACCACCTTTACCAAGTGTAAAAAATGATACGGTTGCGGTACTTGAAAATAAAAACCGTAAATTAGCGAAAAAATAATTTATGAAGCTAACAACTAACTTTAACTTGTCCGAGTTTAATAAGCATAATTTTACTATTACGGACACAATTTTTCAAAACATTTTTGAACTGGCGAAGAACTTACAAGTTTTAAGAGATGAAGTAAAGAAGCCTATTAAGATAACAAGCGGTTACAGAAACGCTGAATTTAATGCTAAGATTAAAGGAGCAAGTCAATCGCGTCATATTACGGGACAAGCTGCTGATCTAAAAATTGAAGGTTACACGCCTAAACAAGTAGCGGCAATAATTGAAAAGTTAATAGCTTCAGGTAAAATGAAACAAGGCGGTTTAGGTATTTATAGCACGTGGATACATTACGACGTTCGTGGCACTGCTGCACGTTGGACTAAATAAATAATTATGGCAAAGAAAAAAACAGTTAAAATAGATACGGATAACTTCGATCTAAATTTAGAAAAAGACGGAACGAGCTTAAAAGTAGATATTGACACGAAGAACGTAGACATTAAAATAGTACGTGACGAAATAAACAAAGAATTTAATTTAGATTCTAAAAACATTGATATAGATATTAAAAAGACGCCCGACGGTGTCGAGGTGAAAGTCGATGCCCAAGGCGCACTTTGGAAGGCAATTGCTAAAAGAATAGTAAAATTTATTTTAAGGCGTTTCAAAGTAGGAAAATAATTTTTTATATTTGTACGCATTTCATACGATGCTTTGTTTAATTTATGATTGACCCCTATTTCGGTAGGGGTTTTTTTATTTATATGAAACTTTTTTTAAAATATTTCGTTTAGATAGTTGTTATATTAATTATTTATATTAAATTTGTTGAAATATTTAAACAAAACACTATGAAAAAACGAACAGGAATTTTAATTAACTCAATAATTATTTTGTTGGGTGCTAACTACGAAAGCTATTTATTATTAGGTGCTGGCGTATTATGTTTATCTTTAGTATTAATTTCTAAAACTAAAAGATATGAAGTCAAAAATTAAAAACGTGGTTAATACTTATTTTCCGCACCGTCCGAACGTAACATATTTAAAACGCAAGTGGATGAATAAAATTTGCCCGGAAGATAAAGGCGGATCATTCAACGAAAAGCTATACAACGACTATTTAGATGCAATAATAAATTACACAAAATGAACTGGGGAAATAAAGTAAAAAGAACGAAACGAGTAAACGTTTCTTTTGAGTGGACGAATAAAAGCGATTTGATAGCTATTTTAAGCGATTTAAAAGAGTTAATTGCTTCGGGAATAGAAACGTACCACGACCAAAAGAAAAGCGTTGAAACGGCAGATAAATGGCACGAAGTAGAATTTAGCCAAAAGTTCGTAGATAAGATTCACGAAAGTACGGAATCCGATATTAATGGAGAATTAAAGTTAGTAATAAAAAGTAATTTTTAGAATATGAAACAGACAGCAGTTGAATGGTTAATAGAGCAAATGAAAGATTTACAATTTATAAACCATGTAAATGCTTTTAACGCATATAAATTATTATATCAAGCTAAAAAAATAGAAAAAGAAAATATAGTAGAAGCGTTTAAAGAAGGTGTTGCTTATTGGAATGGAGACGAATGGCAATTAATTGATATTGAGGAATATTATAATAATAAATTTAAAAAAAATTGATTATGGCAATTATAGTTTATAAAACCTGGACAACAATGAATGACATGACTGAAATATTTTGTAATGAAGAAGGCGTTAATATAACAATTGATAAAAATGATGATAGTTATTTTTTTTGTTATGAATATGGAGACGTTGATTTATTAATAGAGTTTTTACAAAAAAACAGATTAGATAAAAAATAAAATAAAATGGCAGAAGAAGCAAAAATGGCACTACTATTATTTAGTGTCGGTTTTATAGCAATAGTAATAGGATTAATTTATAATAAAATAAATGATAAATGAAATCAGAAGTAACTTTAAAAGAGTTGTATTTGTCTCGAACGCCTTTTGCTATAATTCAATCTGAAGAATTAGAGGGTACTGTTTACTCGATAGTAATGAGGTACAACGGTATTAAATCGTTTGAGATACAAAAAGACGAAATAAATTATTTCTTTACGATCAAAAAGCACGCTAAAAAAATAGAGTTTGGTTATAGTGGAAACGTTTATGAGTTCTTTGACTTTAAAAACAAGTTAGGAACGGTTACACGGCACCAGTTTGTTGAAGCATTAAATAGGGCGAAATGAAAGTAAGGCGTAATTTAACACGGTTTAAACTACCTTTAAAGTGTGTAAGGTATAAATACTTAATGCGAAGCTGGAAACGTAACTTAAAAGTAACAATAGAAAGAATAAATTTAGAAAACGATTAGTAATGAAAGTATATTATTTAACTGAAGTAGAAAGAACCTACGACAAAGAAACGGATTTAACGTATTACAGGGCGTTTTATTCAAATGGATTATTAGAAATAGACGAAATATTTGAAATTAATTCAGCAATACCAACAGTAATTATAAAATAATTATTATATTTGCATACAGTTCCGTCTCACATAATAGAACTGAAAGACGTTATTAAAGCCTCTTAATGAATGTGAAGTG